GAAAACAAAAAACGAAATTTTAATATTTTAATTGGATTTTTAATTTTTGTAGCTTTTGTATCGGGTTACATATACGGAGCAAGATAATGACGTTACTTCAAAAACAATCTTATAATCTTTGGTTTAACTGGATAGCCGACAAAACAATGGAATGGGCAAAGTCCAAGCCTGCAAATAAAGATTTAAAGAATTACATAAAAGGTCTTAATGAGATTGGTCAATACGTTAATCAATTAAATATAGAAAATAGCGTACTAACAAAACGCATCGGTTTAATTAGACAAGGTAAGAACGAAGCAATCCAATCGCTTCAAAAAGAAATAGAAACATTAAAAGAACAAATTAATACACAAGAATTATGAATTGGTTAGATAGTTATATAGATGAACCAGACGAACAAACATTTTGCGCCTGTTGTTCAACAGAAACACAAGGCAACTATTATTGTTCAACTGAATGTTTTAACGCAGATATAGAATGATTTTATTAATAGACGCAGATAGTTTAATATTTGCAGCGTGTTACAAAAAAAGGGAATACGCCACAGACGAAAGGTATTACACGAATATAAATGATTGCAAGGCAAAGTTCGACCAACAGTTTATGAGTATCGTAAATAAGTTAGAAGATATGTATTCAGTCGACAAAGTAATAACGTTTAGCGGTAGCAAGGGAAACTTTAGAAAGCTCATTACAAATACATATAAAGCAAATAGGAAAGCAACGGACTTACCGCCATTATTAAACGAAATGCACGATTATGTAAAAGACCAATACGAAAGCGTTTGGGGTTATGGTGTTGAGACAGATGATATGGTTGCAAGATATTGGTTTGAGTTATCAAATGAGATAGGGAGGGACAACGTAATGATAGTGAGCATTGATAAAGATTACAAACAGTTTCCTTGTTTGATGTATAATTACCACTATAAACATAAAGTTGTTTTAGATATTTCAGAACAAGAAGCGTTGTTTAATTTTTATGAGCAAATGATAATAGGGGATGGAGCTGATAATGTACAATACTTTAAAGGCAAAGGAAGAGTATTTGCAGGAAAATGGTTTGCAGGGTGCGATTCTAAATATAAGTACACAAAAAGAATGTACGAATTATTCAGGGAAGAATACAGGGGGAAAGCCAAACAGAAATATATAGAATGTTGGAATTTATTAAAATTAAGGACAGATTAAAAAAAACGTTAATTAATTAGTTTATAAATAAAAAAGGTTTTATATTGCAGTATCTTAAAAAACAAAAAAATAATGAAATTATGAACAAATTAGTATTCACATTAAAAAACGATTTTGGAAGTGATATAGTGCTTATAGCAAACAATCACAAAGACTTAGAAGATCATTTAAAAGAAAACTACGATCATCAAGAAGCCGTGAAATGAAGGACAATGCTTTGAACGGATTAGAGCAATTACGGTTAGGTGATGTTGTAGGGCAAAGCGAACAGTTATGCGACTGCGGAAAGCCAGTAGAAAGTGCATACGACCCTTGTTGTAGCTTAACTTGTTGGTGTGAAATGTTTGAAGGCGCATAATTACACACAACTAGTTATATGGAGAACAAACACCCTGTTTATAGGAGTATATCTGAATTGTGTATGGTTAGTGCGTGAATTAATAAAATAAATTAATAGATATGGAAGAAATTATAAAATACCTTGAAGAAATTAAAGAACATCAAATGCAAACAGTACAGTTAGCAAGAAGCACAGAAGTTTACAAACTTGCAGATAAAGCACTTACTAAAGCATTAACTATACATAGTGTTGTCGTGCCGAAGGGTACGTTATGCGATGAAATGTGTTGCGAAAATAAAGCTACACATATTGCCTATACTGAACACAGATATAATTGCGAGAAACATAGGTAAGCATAGTGCACTACAACTAGTTATATGGAGAACAAATGAAAAATTACAAACAAGCATATCAAAACGAATTAAATAAATTAAAATAAAAAGAAAAACTATGAGAGCAACTTATTTACATTACGAAAACGGCAAAGGTTATGACGTAATAGATTTTATTAAAGATTACAATCTTAACTTTAATAGAGGTAACATAATCAAATACATAACCAGAGCCCCAAACAAAGGAACGGAACTGCAAGACTTAGAAAAAGCTGCTGACTACCTGAGGCGTGAAATAGAATATATGAGAGAACAACAACAACAATGGATAGAAAAAAACAAATAGAATATTATAAAGAAATGGAACAAAAAGAACTAGAACACCAAGAACAAGTAAGGGGGATACACGATGAACCGGAAGATCAAATCACACCAAGGCATTTAAACTATTTAAAATGCGTATTGATTAGTCAATTACTATTGGAAGCAAACGATGAATTAAAAGGCAGCGTAGGATTCAAACAAAACGTAAAGCTGCAAGTGAATAAAACATCAAAATTATTGGAGGGAATATATCAAGAAGGGTTTAATACCGTTTACGGTAATAACCCTGAAATATGCACCAATGTATTAAATAAAATAGATAGCTTAACACACAAGATTAAAACGGCTTCTATTGATGAACTGGTAATGATTGACGCATTAGTAGATAGTTACTTTACAAACAAAGATGAACACAATAAAAACCAAACCGCAGAGTTTACAAAATTAGATTAATTATGGATATAAAAATAAAAGACACAGTTAAAAAAGATTATTATAATTTATGGATTGATGGGCTTGAGGTAGGCACTTACGAACGCTCAGAGCTTAGGCACTTAATAGAAACCATAGATAACAAAATATGATTTTAAAAGAGGATTCCTTAGAAGCGATTAGGTTGTTACGAGATTTAGCTGAACTCCAAAACGGTTCGCCACTTCCTACATACGAAAAAGAATACAATAAAACAATGACAGAAACGTGGGACTTACTAAGTAAATATGACCCAATTATAACCAATATTTGGGACAAAAAACCAAAAAAATATTAAAACAAAATAAAATAAAATGAGATTAAATATATTAAAAAAAGCAGTAAGCGAAAAATTTAAAATAGACTTAGACAACAGCTCAAGAAAAAGAAAATATGTATTTGCAAAGAAAGTCTTTTGTAAACTCGCTAGAGATACAGGGGCAACGTTTAAAGCCATAGGCGATGAAATAAATACAAAACATTGCAACGTATTATTCCACGTTAATACAATAGACACAATAGGGTATGAGGATAAAGACAAACACGATGAACTCATAGATGAATTGGGCTTAGGTTTATCACAACCATTTTTTGACATAGAGAAAGCCAAAATTAAAAAAGAAATAACCCGTACAACAGACAGCGAAACACTAAACCGTATTAAGAGCGTTACAGACATTATAAGCGAATGGGACATAGAAACACTACAAGAGTTTAAACAAACACGCCTAGACCCGTTTAACGCATCATTAAAGCATAGGGTAAAGCCTAAAGTAATAAAGGAAGTTAAGGGCGCACTAGTAAACAGTAAATATAAAAACCCTGTACTATGCTAATAACAAACGAAGACAATATGGAACTGATGAAAAGGTATGAAGATAACCACTTTGACCTTGCAATAGTTGACCCACCTTATGGGATTGATATTACAAAGATGGAAATGGGCGGTAGAAAAAGAAATAAAAAAGATAAAGAAAAGAATTGGGATAATGCAGTACCAACTAAAGAATATTTTGAAGAACTTTTTAGAGTTTCTAAAAATCAAATAATTTGGGGAGGTAATTATTTTGAATTGCCTTGCAGTCAATACTTTTGTATTTGGGATAAAGGAGAAACAATGTATGGTAGAGATTTTGCAGAAGCTGAATTTGCTTGGGTTCGTAAAGGTGGTACAAGGATTTACAAAAAAAATCCAAACCAATTAAATAGAATACACCCTACACAAAAACACGTATCTTTATATGAGTTTTGTCTTATGAATTACGCAAAAGAGGGAGATAAAATATTAGATACACATTTAGGTAGTGGCTCAATAGCATTAGCGTGTCATAACTTAGGATTTGATTTAACCGCTTGTGAACTTGATAAAGAGTATTACGATGCAGCAATGCGTAGGTTAACAGAACACAAACAGCAATTGAGAATGTTCTAAGCAAAATAAAACGCATTTGTTTATATATTATTAAGGGATAACTATCTAGCTATCCTTTTTTAATATTATAATTATGGCATACGAAACACAAGATTTAATTGACCAAAGCCTAGCAGCTATAAAAACGCACAACCTTATATTTATAAATGATATATTTGCATATACCCCTTTTGTAAGGAAAACATTTTACGACCACAAATTACACGAAAGTAACACTATAAAAGACGAACTATCAAATAACCGAATTAATATGAAAATATCAATGAGGGATAAATGGTATAAAAGTGAGAACGCAACTTTGCAGGTTTGCCTTATGAAACTGATAGCAGACGAAGACGAAGCCCACAGACTAAACGGTACTAAGCGTGAGATTAAAGACACAACAGTCGATAAGGAGATTAACATAAACATTCGAAGATAATTGGATATAGATGTAAACGTAGTATTTGAACACCTACTAGACAGCAAGACTAAGATAGTTGTTGAGCAAGGTGGTACGAGGTCTGGTAAGACTTTCAATATATTGATGTATATTATATTCCACTACTGTCAAAAGAACAAAGGTAAAACGATAACCATTTGTCGTAAAACATTTCCTGCCGTGCGGTCGTCTGTAATGCGTGATTTCTTTGATATACTAAAGACCCATAACAAATATGACGAAGCCCACCACAATAAGTCAAACAGCGAATATACACTAGATGGGAACATAGTTGAGTTTATAAGTGTTGACCAACCACAAAAGATTAGAGGGCGTAAAAGGGATTTTCTTTTTATCAATGAAGGTAACGAGCTAGACTTTGAAGATTGGCAACAGCTAGTGTTCAGAACCACAGAAAAAATAGTAATTGACTATAACCCATCGGACGAATACCATTGGATATATGACAAGGTATTAAACAGGGACGATGTAGAATTTTACAAAACCACATACCTAGACAATACATTCCTTGACCCTAGCATTATCAAAGAGATTGAAAGGCTAAAAGAAACAGACGAACAGTATTGGCAGATATATGGATTAGGTGAAAAAGGAATAAGTAAGGCAACGATATTTAATTATTTTGAAGTACCACACATTCCAATTGATGCTGAACTTGTTTCGTTTGGTGCAGATGCAGGATATACAAATGACCCAAGCACGTTAGTAAGCGTTTATAAAAAAGACCACAACTTATATATCAAAGAACACCTATACAGGACTATGATGACCACAAGTGATTTAAGTACACATTTTAAGCAGGAAGGTGTAGGACGTAACCCGATTTATTTTGATGCAGCAGAACCCCGTTTAATAGATGAACTCAGAAGGATGGGTCACAATATACAACCAAGTTTAAAAGGAAGGGATTCGGTTAATGCAGGGATTGACTTACTAAAACGTTTTAAAATACACTTAGTAAGCTCTAACGATAATTTGATAATGGAGTTTAGGAATTACAAATGGGTTACAGATAAAACGGGAAAACTAACGAACACTCCCGTTGATAAAAATAATCACTTGATTGATGCGGTGCGATATGCTACTTACTCAATAATGAGCAGACCAAACTTCGGCAAATATGCGGTGTCATAAAGTAAAGGCAAATATATAATTTGTTTGTATCAAAGTAAGGTTAAAACTATACAATTATGCAATCCAACCGCAAAACTGTACTACATATACAACCGATATATAACCGACATTTATACGATATTGAAAAAAAGTTAATTAAAATGTTTGTTAATCCAAAAAAAGCTATACCTTTATAGGGGACAAAAACAACACTAATTAATAATAAAAACACTCATTAATAACAATAACATAGGTTAACGCCTATAAAAACAAACAAGATGGCAGATATTACAATGTGTGAAGGTAAGGGGTGCAAAAGCAAAAACACTTGTTACAGGTACAAAGCTGAACCAAATACTTTTCGACAAGCGTATTTTATAGAATCCCCGATTAAGGATTCGGGTTGTGAATACTATTGGAACTTTGAATCAAAAAAATTACCAGAAAAAGAAATTGACAAATTTGGCTTTTGCCAGTCGTTATAACTAAGAACAAACTAATAATTGGCAGTAAATTAATTTTGTTGCCGATTATTTGTTTTAATACTTTCTAAAATATTAAGGGTTTGTTTATATATTAGTATGGAAGTAAAAATACAGATACCAACAACCCTAAACGAAATCACATTAGGACAGTACCAAGAGTTTTCAAAATTAGATTCTAAAAAGGAATCCGATGTTCTTTTGAAAATGGTTGAGATATTCTGCAAAGTGCCTATTGAGGTTGTTCGGTCAATGAAAGCAAATGACATCAAAGATATTTGCGAAGTCATTAATACAATGTTTGACGTAGAACACCAGTTGATAAATAGGTTTCAGTTAGGTGGTCAAGACTTTGGTTTTATACCAGACTTAGAAAATATAAGCTTTGGTGAATATGTGGATTTAGATACCTTTATAGGTGACACGGATAACCTTCACAGAGCGATGAATGTTTTATTTAGACCGATTGATTTAAAACAAGGCGCACGTTATACACTAAAAGATTACGATCCAGATTCAAACGAAGCTGCTAAGGATTATCCCTTGGACGCTTGTTTTGGTGCGATGGTTTTTTTTTACGCTTTAGGGAAGGACTTGTCGATAGCTATGCTGAACTCTTCGAGCAAACAGAACGAGGACAATTTAGCGCAATATCTGGGTTCACTTCCAAATGGGGATGGTACAATTCAATCTATGCAATCGCTGACGGAGATATTACAAGATTTGAAGATATCACTAAATTAAACGTTCACGAATGTTTGACATACTTAACCTACACAAAAGAGAAAAACGAAATTGAGTCAAGAAATATAAAAAGTAAATTTAATTAAATGGCAAAAACAGGAGTAAGAGGTTTTTATTTATTAACCCAAGCAATCAAAGATCAATTACTAGCGGACGTAAATGTTAACACCGTTACAGAAGGTGATTTGTTCGACGTTGATTTATCGAAGCAATCAATATTTCCTTTGTCGCATTTAATAGTGAACACCGTAGCGGCTCAAGAAAGTGTATTGAGGTTTAACATTTCTGTTTTATCAATGGATATAGTAGATGAAAGTAAAGAACCAACCACAGATATATTTATAGGAAACAATAATGAGCAGGACGTTTTAAATACACAACTAGCGGTCTTAAATAAGTTAGTACAAGTTTTAAGGCGTGGCGATTTATATAATGATAAATACCAATTAACTGGTGATGCAAATTTAGAGCCGTTTGTTGATAGGTTTGAAAATAAGGTAGCAGGATGGACGGCAACTTTTGATGTGTTTGTAAACAACGACATTGAAATATGCTAGCAGATAAAGCCTTACAAGAAGAACTTAATAAGTTCGCTAAATACGTTATTCAACAATCAAGAAGCAACTTAACAAAAGGGAGTCCTGATTATGGTACATATAACGATACTAAGGGGCTTTATAATAGTTTAAAGGGTAATGTATCGGTAAATAAAAAAGGAGCTAACCTAAGCTTTGAAATGGCTGATTACGGTAAGTTTAAAGATAAAGGTGTTCGTGGTAAATCGTCAAGTTCAAAAGCTCCTAATAGTCCTTTTAGGTTTGGTAGTGGAACTGGAAGGAAAGGTGGTTTGACCGAGGCAATGGAAGGTTATGTTAAAAGACGTAAAATACAATTCAGAGATAAAAAGACAGGCAAGTTTTTAACTTATAAAAGTACTGCATTTTTAATTGCTAGGAGCATATATCAAAAGGGGACAAAGGCAAGTTTGTTTTTTACCAAACCATTTGAAGCAGCATTTAAAAGATTACCAGATGAATTATTACAAGCATATTCAATAGGACTAGAAAAAGATTTAATAAAATTAACACAAAAATAAAATGGCAAATCAAATAAACTGGGGCGAAATATATTGTTATTCAAATTGGGGGGATGAAGCAAATAAAAAATCAGTTCCAGAATTTCCTGCAACTTGCAACCCCGTTGTAGAAGATGGCGTTTGTGGTGTTGTATATCAATGGGATGATTTAAACCCTTCATTTCCAAAAGTATTTAATATTTCAATAAATCAAGCAGGGGAATCATACATAGACTTTGAGGCTTATAACAGACCTACTAAATTTGTTGTTGTTCAAAGCGGGGTTACCTTGGTAGATACAGGATATAGATCAAGTTCTCCTTCTACTTGGCAGTCACAACTAGATTCATATTTAAGTGAAAGGGGATTACCATTAGAAACAATTACACAACCATCAAGCAATATTATAGACTTTCACGTAAATAGAGATATTTTAGTTTACGTATATGCACCTTTAGAAAAACAAGGGTTTTCTGGTTGGGAATTTAAAATACGTTGTACTTGATAAAAAAATAAATTATGGCAAAAATTAATGTAAGAAGTCCTTTTTATGTAAACTTGACCGCTACTAGATTAACCTCGGTTGATATGGAGTTATGGATTTACACGGGTACACAGACAACTGATAGAACTTCTAGTAATGGATCATTTTTTCAATTAACCTCAACTGCCGTTTCTGATAACTGTACTTTTGAGATTTCAGAAATAGCAAAGGATTTTATTCAACAAAACTTTACAGGCGATTATTACAATAATAATGTTTGGATTGATTATAGAACTAGAAACTATATTGGGGGTGTTGCTCAGTCTTTCACAAGTTGGTCAAGTTATAGGGGGTTTTATGGTTATGGATATTTTCAAGATGGGGCAAACCCTTCTTTAGAGTTGGGGTGGCTTCAATCAAACTTAACTATTTTAAAGTCTCCAACTGAACCGCTTAAAATACCAGTTGACACAGAGCTTGTTGAAAATGTTTCTTTTTACGAAGATAACGAACTTGTTTATTCTCACGATGTTACATCAAGTGTGGAATCAGATCAACAAATTGAATACATTCAAAGTGATGGAGCTTCTTTTATAGACCTTGAAAGCCGTGTTGTAGCTGATGGAGGTGTATATCAAAGTAGCTATTGTATTAGTTCTTTTGAAAATGGGAGCAATTTTGATGCAGATACGGTTTATATAAATTCTATATCAGGAGATGTTACAGTTGTTAAAATTAAAAACATTGAGGAATGTAAATATGAACCAATGAAATTAACCTTTGAGAATAGGTTTGGGGCGTTGCAAGATTTATGGTTCTTTAAAAGAACAAACAAAAAATTGTCAACTAAAAAAGAAGTATTTAAAAGGAATATAATTGTAAACGGGGCTTATAATGTAAGTAACCATCAGGCAAAGGTATTAACTAAAAACGGTTCTGAAAAATTATCTTTAAACACAGGTTTTTATCCAGAAATATACAACGATATTTTCAAAGAAGTTCAACTAAGTGAAGATGTTTGGATCACTATAAACAATCAAGTTTTACCAATTAATGTTGAGTCAAGCGGTGTCGAATATAAAACACAATTAAATGACAAATTAATAAATTATACAGTTGATGTAAGTTTCGCTTTTGATACAATTAATAATATCCGATAGATGCAAATAATTGAATTATATATGAAAGGTAGTACCAGAATAAGCGGTATTACTACAAGTACAAATACAGGCGCATTGACTATAACTGATTCAAGTGCGTTGTTTAACGCTTCTGTAAAGATAGGGGATATATTCACTTCTACAACGGTTAATCAATCGGCTAAGGTCACCTCAGTAATAAATGACACTACTTTACAACTAGACGCTGATGTTATAAATGGTGTTGACGATTACACAATATCAAGTGATTATATTCGGGTTGATTTATTTGAAGATGAAAGCGTCTCTATAACTGATAGTATTTTAAACATTAGAGATATAAAGAAAATATTCAGTCCATTTTCTCAGCAGTTTAATTTGCCTGCTTCTAAAAACAATAATAAAATATTTAGACATTACGAAAATTCAGATATTGAAAATAGTTTTGATGCAAGATATAGAACCGATGCGATAATTAAATTAAATGGTGTTGATTATAAAAAAGGAAAAATACTATTTAAAAGTGTATCATTAAAAGACAATTCACCACACGCATACAAGGTTGTATTTTATGGGGAAACAGTTGAGTTAAAAGAAATATTAGGAGAGGATGAATTATCAAGTTTAGAAACCCTTACACAATTTGATTTTGATTATGACTTAAATACTGTTGCGGGGAAATTTGATAATGAGACAGGAGGCGGTGGTGGAAGTGATGTTATATTTCCAAATATTCATCATAGCGCAAATATGCGTTTTACTAATAACGGTTATAGAGACAACATCACGGGGGATAGACTTAAATTCACAGATTTAAAGCCTGCTATAAAAGTACAGAGAATAATTGAAGCGATATCAGAAGAATATCCAAGACTTAAGTTTGAAAACGGATTCTTTAATAGTCAAAACTTTTCAAGCCTTTATTTGTGGCTTCACAGGGAAAAAGGGTATATGAGTAATGCTGAAGAAGGTGGTGGAATTAAAAGAATATACAATAGGTTTTATCGAAGTCCGGGGATGCTTAACAAGGATAGAGACTGGGATAAAATCTCAGGAACAGAACAAAGAAAATTAAAATCAACAAGCGCAAATGGGTGGAAACAGAGGTATGACCTTTATTTAGATGTTACTGTCTCAGACCCGAATGTTTCTTACAATATAATATTACTTAACAATAAAACCAATGCGGAACTCATACGGTTTGATGGTCAACAAGGGGATAAAACAAACTTAAAATATGAAGTTGATTTTGATGCTTTAGGGGTTCAGGAGTTGGATATAATGTTTATATATGAGTCTGAAAATACTTTAAATATACAGCAAAATTTATTAGTTAATAGAAATGAACTTTATTATTGGAAATTCGTTTTTAGGGATTCTTGCGAATATGAAACAGATGTTAAAGCACTTGATAATAGTATCGTAGTACCATCTCAGATGCCTAAAATGAAAATTATAGATTTCTTGAGTAATTTATTTAAACTATTTAATCTTGTAGTTTATAAAGAGGGAAATAATATTGTAGTATCAACACCTATTTATTGGCAGCAATCAGGGAATAATTTATTTGATATTACAAAATATGTTGATATGAGTTCAGCAACGGTTGAGCGGTTGTTTCAATATAAGAATATGGTATTTGATTATAAAAGTAAAAAAAGCTTTTTAGTTCAATACTCTGATGATATACAAGGGAATAAATTCTCACAAGAAAGTTATGGAAATGCTGAATGGGATGGCGGAGATTACATAGTTGAGGTTGATTTTGAGAAAATGATGTACGAAAGATTAAACAATGAAGATACAGGAGTTTTATCTTCGTTTGGTCAGGGTGCAATGTTAGATAAAGATTTTAAACCAACAATAGGAAAGCCTTTATTGTTTTATGTTCAGGTTCAAGATGCTGATAACCCATTAGAAATAACTGATGAAAGCGGTTCAAATGCAATATCTGTAAACCAATACAATAGACCAACACAATTAGCCCCATTCACATTTCAGGATTTCTCTAATAGAACATCTTTAAATTTTGGTGTTGAAGCCGATGAATATTTGCAAGCGGTTCAAGGTACTGGAAAGAATTTATTTTCAGAAGGATATTTGAATTATGTTCAAACCGCATTTGATAAACAAAGTAGGCTCTTAAAAGTGACCGCACATTTACCTTTGGGAATTGTAAACACTTATAAAATGAATGATACTTTTGTAATAAACAACAAACCATATATTTTAAATAAAATAAAAACCAACTTACTTACTAACAAATCAGAGTTAGAACTTTATACAGAAAGACCTATTAATTCACAAGACAGTCAAAGGAATGTAAATCCAACCGTTGCACAAGTTGAAGATCTTAGGGTGTCTAATATAACAAACGGATCAATAACAATTGATTTCACAGGGGTTGATGGTGGTGTTGAAGAAACAGGAGAATATTATGTGAGAGTTGACGATTCGGATTATCTGACAATCGGTAACGTTTCAACTGGTCAAGCGGTGTCGCCGGTTTTAGGAAATTTAGTTGGCAAAACATTTAATGCAAATACTTTTTATCAAATACGAGTATCAAAGGTGTATGACGATGGGGGAACGGTTTACGAGTCAACACCTTCAATGGTGGCAGCGCAAACATTAATTTAAAAAAAGTTATGATAAAATTAATAATTGAGAATTTAAAGTATGCAAATGGTGAGACTGAAAACCTTAGAATCGCAAAAGGCAAATACAAATTACCTACCACTTTTAAGGAAGGATACAAAGCACTTAAACAAGAAATAAAATGGTCATAGAAAAAACAATTACTTTAAAAGCCGACACTAAAGGTGCAGTCAAAGGAATTGAAGCGGTTAATTCTGGTTTAGTTGATTTAGGTTCTGCAACGGTTGACGTTGAAAAAGGAACTGAATCAGCATCAAAAGGTTTTAAGGGACTTGGTACTGCAATGAAAGCAGCAGGGATTGGCTTGGTAATAGCAGGAATTTCAAAACTAGGTGAAGTTTTTAGTCAAAATCAGAAGTTTGCAGATTTCTTTAACACTACATTTGAAGCGATTAGTATTGTCTTTAATGACTTTGTGAGTTTTGTAGCTGATAATACAAGCGGAGTTGTTGATTCTTTTAAGTCTATATTTGAAAACCCTGCCGAAGCGATTAAAGGATTAGGAGAAAGTATTTATAATGGTGTTGTAGTAAGGTTTGAGCAGCTAGTTGAGGTTTTAGGATTGGCGGGCAAAGCAATTGGGCAACTTGTAAAGGGAGAATTTAGCGATGCATTTGATACTATAAAAGAAGCAGGCAAACAAACCGTTGATGTGTTCACAGGGGTTGATGATAGTTTTGAAAGCGTAGCTGAAACAGTTAGCAATTATGCAAAAGAAACTTTAGAAGCAGCTAAGAACAACGTTGAGTTAGCCAATAACGCACAATTAGCAGCAGCACGACAAAGCTTATTAGTTGAGAAATACGATAGACAGGCGGAACAACTTAGGCAAATTAGAGACGAAGAAAGAAACTCAATTACAGATCGTAAAAAAGCAAATGACGATTTATTAGAGGTTTTAGAAAGTCAAGAGAAAGCAATGCTTTTGACGGCTGATGCACAATTAGCCTCAGCTCAAGCAGATGCCGCTAAAAATAACTCTATTGAAAATCAAGTAGCTGTTACGGAAGCCTTAGCAAATCGCTTAGGTGTTTTAGCACAAGTTGAGGGATTACGTTCTGAGCAGAAAGCAAACGACTTGGCTTTAGATAGGGAATTAATAGAACTTACAAATTCAAAATTAGAAAGCGAGAGCAATTTATCAATAGAACGCCAAAGGTTTAATGCGGAACAAATAGATGATGAATTAGCTAAACTGGAGGCTTTAAAGCAAATAGATTTACTGTATGCAGAAAAAGAAACTGCAAGACTTCAATTAATTGTTGAAAGTGCAAATGCGGAAACACAAGCTAAAATAGATGCTCAAATTGCTCTGGATGATTTTATGGAACAATCTAGGCAAACAAATATTGAGAATAACAAAGCGATTGCTGAACAAGAAAAAGTTATATCGGATGCTAATACACAAGTATCAAATTTAGAAGCCAAAACAAAAGAAGATAATTTAGCAAAAGTGGGCGATGCTTTGGGGTCATTTGCTGAACTTGCAGGAAAAGAAACCGCAGCAGGAAAAGCCTTAGCAATATCGCAGGCTTTAATTAGCACTTATCAAGGCGCACAAAGTTCTTACGCATCGTTAGCTTCTATCCCTTATGTTGGCCCGGCATTAGGTTTTGCAGCAGCAGGAGCAGCGGTCGTTGGTGGTTTTAAACAAATACAAGCAATAAAAAGCGTCAAAGTACCAAAGGGTGGTGGTGGCGGTGGAGCTAGTGGAGGGGCAGGAGCAGCAGCATCGGCAGCACCTAAACCACCAAGTTTTAATATAGTTGGAGCAAGTGACACTAATCAATTAGCTGATGCGGTTGCAGGTCAAGAAAACCAACCAGTTCAGGCTTACGTTGTAGCGAATGACGTTACATCGGCTCAAAGTTTACAGAACAATATTGTGGAAGGTTCAACAATAGATTAAAAAACAAAAATAAATAACTTTGATTATATATTATTATGAGAATAGTTGAATTGATATTAGACGAAGAAAGCGAGTTGGGGATTGAGGCAATAAGCGTTGTAGAATCGCCTGCTATTGAAGAAGATTTTGTGGCGTTAAAAAGCCAAGAATTTAAACTTGCAGAAGTTGATGGCGAACGTAGGATATTGATGGGTGCTTTATTGATACCAAACAAGCCAATTTATAGACGAAACGGCGAGGACGAATACTACATATATTTTTCGAAAGATACTGTCTTAAAAGCGTCCCAAATGTACTTAATGAATAGCAAACAAAACAATTCAACACTAGAACACCAATACGAATTGGAAGGTTTAAGTTTAGTTGAAAGTTGGATAGTTGAAGATAAGGTACACGATAAGAGCGTAAAGTTTGGGATGGATTTACCTTTAGGAACTTGGGTTGGTAGTGTTAAAGTGAACAACGATAAAATCTGGAATGAGTTTGTGAAAACTGGTAAAGTAAAAGGTTTTAGTATTGAAGGATATTTTGCGGATAAGATGGAAATGGAACGCCCAAACGATGCAGCAATAAAAGACGAACTTGCAGCTATTGAAGAAGCCGAAGCCGAATATTTACTTAGTCAAGTTAAAGCCATCATTAAAAACGACAAACGTTTAAAAGGTGGCAAGAAAATGGAGTTAGAAAGCTACTCTGATTATCCGAGTTCAGTAAGTAACAACGCTAAAAGAGGGTTGAAACTTAATGAGGCTGTAAATAATAAATGCGCTACACAAGTCGGTAAAGTGAGGGCTCAACAATTAGCACAAGGAAAACCAATAAGCAAAGAAACTATAAAAAGAATGTTTAGCTATTTGTCAAGAGCAGAAGCATATTATGATCCTAAAGATACAGAAGCCTGTGGGACTATCTCTTTTTTATTATGGGGTGGCAAATCAGCTAAGACTTGGGCTGAAGCTAAAATTAAACAATTAGAAAATGAATAGGTGGTCAAAACTATTTACGCCAAGTAGAACAAGCCCGAATGGGGGTCGTAGGGGTTGCTTATGCAGGGATAGAGACGCTTATTCAATTGAGTGTTGCAATGGTGACATTATAGCACAAGGAATTGGCGAAACTTCTAAAAACGAAAACTTTATACTTTTAGAAAACGGAGGTTTTTTATTACAAGAAGATAATTATAAAATAGAGAAATAATGGCAAATTCAAAGATTAGTGCTTTACCAACAGCAACACCTTTACAGGGTGGGGAACTTATAGCGGTTGTTCAAGATGGATCAACCAAACAGAGCACGATTGAAAATATAGTTAATTACATAGTTCCAGTTAGTTTAGTCGTTTCAGATGGTCAAACAATAAGCTTACAGGATGAAACATATGAGAAAGCAGAATTAATACGAATGACTTGGGATGGTGCAAATGGTACGATGACTTTAAACCTACCAACGGCAGCACAACATCCAAACAGGGTGATGCGGTTCATTTCAAATGGGGGGTTTGCGACTGCAACAAGAGTGAATTTAACACCAACGGGAACAGAATTACTTGATGGCGTCAATGCAGCTTATGTGATTAATAAACCTTATGAAGGAATCCAAGTTTGGAGCGATGGAATCGAGTGGTTTATAATTCAGAAAAAAGGATAGTTAAACGAAAATACAAATTAAATTAATCTAAATTATATATAAGTATGAAATCAAACAAAGTGATTGAACAAATCAAAAATGTTTTAAATCTTAACGAAGAGGTTAAGCTAGAACAAGCTAAACTTGACAATGGGACGGTAATTGAAGCCGATTCTTTTGAGTCAGGTGTTGAAGTGTTTATCGTTACAGAAGATGAAAAAGTAGCTTTACCAATAGGTGAGTATTCATTAGAGGACGGTAAATTATTAGTAGTGGTTGAAGAAGGGGTTATATCTGAAATCAAAGAAGAAGAAGCTGAAGAAGAAGTTGAAGAAACCGAAGAAGAAGAAGTTGAGGTTGAGGCGGCAGAAGAAGAAGTGACTTACGCTACTAAAGAAGAACTAGCAGAGGTTAAGTCTATGATTGAAGAAATCAAAGCAATGCTAGAACCAAAAGAGGATTTAAGCGAGGACTTAGGAAACCTTTTAACCGAAGAACTTTCTAAGCACGAATTAAGCATTGAAAAAGAATTAGCAAAGCCAAGCGCAGAGCCTATCGTTTCAAACCCAGAAGGTAATAAAAACATCTCGAAATTTAGTGTTTCTCCAAACAGAAAAAGCACAACAATTGACCGAGTAATGGCAAGATTAAATAATTAATAACAACTAAAAATTAAATAAAATGAGTGTATCATTAACAACAACTTATGCAGGTGAATTTAGTGGCAAATATATTGCAGCTGCTTTACTATCTGCTGACACATTGGATAAAGGTTTAATTACCGTAATGCCAAATGTAAAGTACAAATCTGTAATTCAAAAAGCAGCAACTGACGACATCGTAAAAGATGCAACTTGCGACTTTCAAACAAATGCAGGAACTTTAACTTTAACAGAAGCAATTCTTGAGCCAAAAGAATTTCAGGTAAATCTTGATATTTGTAAAAAGACACTTCACGATTCTTGGGAAGCTGAACAAATGGGTTTTAGCGCTTTTGATAGTTTAGCACCAAACTTTGCTGATTTCGTTTTAGCTCACGTCGCTTCTAAGGTAGCCGATAGAACTGAAAAAAATATCTGGTCTGGAACAACTGCAACAAGCGGACAATTTGATGGATTTGAAACTTTATTAGCTGCCGATGCTAACCTTCCTGCAGCACAAGAATTAACAGGGGCAGCCGTTACCGCTGACAATGTAATTGGATTCTTAGGTGAGGTTACAGATGCAATTCCAACTGCAGTTTATGGTTCAGAAGATTTAATTATCTATGCAGCGTCTGATGTAGTACGTGCTTACACTCGTGCTTTAGGAGGATTCCAATCTGGTGGTCAAGGTGCAAACGGATACGAAAACAAAGGAAATAACCAATCGTTAGGTTCTTTATACTTTGATGGTATCCCAGTTGTAGCAGCGAGAGGAGCAAATGCAGGAACGATTATTGCAGCAGAAAAATCTAACTTATTTTTCGGAACTGGTCTTACAAGCGACCTAAACGAAGTACGAGTGATTGATATGGCTGAAAATGACGGTTCACAGAACGTTCGTGTCGTAATGAGATTTACAGCAGGAGTTCAGTATGCACAAGTAACTGACATCGTTTTAAGAACGACAGTATAATCAATTAACTAATCAAATTTAAAGGGGTGGGTTCTGCCTACCCTTTTTTATTTAAAAAAACTTTAAAAATATGGGATGCTTAATAACAAGCGGTCGTAAAGTACCTTGTAAATCGGCAGTAGGTGGAATTAAAACTATCTACTTTGCAGATTACGGAACTTTAGGGGATGCAACAATCGTAGCAGGAGAAATTACGAGTTTATCAGGAACTCCAACTTGGTATCAGTTTGATGTAAAAGGCAACAGTTCAATGGAAACTGCTATTACTTCAAGCCGAGAAAACGGAACTACTTTCTATGATACTACACTTAATATGACTTTGACATTTCAAGACAAAGCTACACAAGAAGAACTTAAACTAATCGCTCACGCACGTCCTCACTTGGCGATTGAGGATTACAACGGTAATTTCTTTTTAGTAGGACTTGAAAATGGTGGCGATGTAAACGGTGGTACAATTGTAACGGGATCTGGGATGGCTGACCTCACAGGTTATACCTTAACGGTTAACGCACAGGAAACAGCACCGCCTTACTTTGTGACGCCTGCGGTTATTACTGCTGATGCTTCAGCGGTTCAAATTGACCCAACGGTTTAAATAGTACTTTTACTTGTAAAATGGGGTTATCTTAACGGATAGCCCTTTTTTTATACCTACACAATACAAAATATTTGTTTTTTATTTATATATTAATATGAAGTTAATTAACACAAGCGGAAACAAAACCTTTAAAATAATTCCAAGAGAATTTACGGTAGGTACATTGAACCTAAAATTAACGAGCGAAAGCACAAACAAAACTATCACAGTTGATGCTACATCGGTTATTGATGGTAATTATATTTCATTTGATGCGGTTTTTGGCGCTTTAACTGAAAGCGATTTTTATATATTAGAAGTTAGTTATTTAAACAATATAATTTATAAAGATAAGATTTTTTGCACCGACCAAGCTATTAACCAAAGTAATGATGAATATTACAGCGTTAATAAAAACCAATATATAAGTGAAGAGAGTTCGGATAACGAATTTATAATAATATAAATATGAACGATTTAAGAATAGTAAATTTAAGTACCTACACAACGCCTGATATTGTTGAGAAGTCCAATAAAGACTGGGTGTCGTATGGTTCTGATAATAATTATTTTAAGTATTTAATTGACCGTTACAATGGCAGTCCAACAAACAACGCTATTATAAACGGCATTAGCGAAATGATTTACGGTCGTGGATTGGATGCTTTAAATTCAAATAAAAAGCCAGAGCAATACGCTAAAATGATTTCTTTGTTCCATAAAGATATGGTTCGTAAATTATGCTATGACCTTAAATTAATGGGGCAATGTTCTATGCAAGTCATTTACTCTAAGGATAGAAAAACAATCGCACAAGTTGAACACATTCCAATTGAAAATTTAAGAGCTGAAAAATGCAACGAAAAAGGTGAAATTCAAGGATATTATTATTCAGATGATTGGTCAAAGGTTAAAAACGTAAATCAAACAACTAGAATACCTTCTTTTGGAAGTAGCAAAGAAAATATAGAAATTATTTATGTAAAACCTTACAGAGCAGGATATAAATATTATTCAAGTCCAGATTATGCAGGGGGTTTGCAATATGCCGAACTAGAGCAAGAAATAAGCAACTATCATTTAAACAATATCCTGAACGGTTTAGCGCCTTCGATGTTGATTAATTTTAACAATGGTACACCAAATGCAGAAGAACGCCAAGCCTTAGAAAATCGAATATATCAAAAGTTTAGCGGTTCAAGTAATGCAGGAAAATTTATTTTAGCTTTTAACGACAATCCAGAAAGCGCAGCAACTATTGAACCCATACAATTAAGCGAAGCACACCAACAGTATCAATTCCTTTCTGATGAAAGTTCTAAAAAAGTTATGGTATCTCATAGGGTTGTTAGTCCTATGCTTTTAGGAATTAAGGATTCAAGTGGTTTGGGTAATAATGCAGAAGAATTAAAAACTGCAAGTACATTAATGGATAACACCGTTATAAGACCGTTTCAGATGCTTTTAATAGATGCTTTTGATAGTATATTAGCATTTAATCAAATGAGCCTTAAATTGTACTTTAAAACGCTTCAGCCGTTAGAATTTACAGACTTAGAAAACGTTGAGGATTCTGAAACAAGAGAAGAAGAAACAGGAGTTAAATTAAGCGAAGATTTGCCAGATGACGTAGGCAGTAATATTGCGGATGAATTAATCGACTTAGGACAAACAGAAGATGAACTATTATCTGAATATGATTTAGTCGATGAAAGCGAAGTTGATTATGAACTAAACGATGAACTTGACGAGGTTATAACAGACTTAAACACCGAGCCAGAACAAGAAGAAACTACATTATCTAAGATATGGAATTTTATAAGCACAGGAACGGCAAAACCAAACGAAAAAAGCACACAAGATGGTAAATCAAAACAAGATAGCCAAAAAGGTGTTGAATTTTTAGTACGTTATTCTTATGCACCAGAAACTTATAGTGGTAATTCAAGAAATTTCTGTAAGAAAATGGTGGATGCAAAAAAAGTATACCGTAAAGAGGACATCGTTGCAATGGGAAACAAGGCGGTAAATAGCGGTTTTGGTAAAGGCGGTTCTGATATTTATTCAATATGGTTGTATAAAGGCGGCGCAAGATGTAATCATAAATGGTTTAGAAAAACTTATCAAATTAAAGAAGGAAAAAAAAGCCAAATAACAAGCGGTCAAGCTAAAAGCAAAGGTTTTAAAATGCCTAAAAATGCTCAAAAAGTACCCGTAGCACCAAAGGATATGAAGTATAAAGGTTATACCGCTGAATATTGGAACAAAATGAAATTCAAAAACTAAATGGCAACAGCATTATTTATATCAAGAACGGACTTAGTTCGCAATTCTATTTTAGATGGGAATGTAGATACTGATAAATTTATACAATTCATAAAACTAGGTCAAGAAATTGATATACAAAACTTACTAGGTACGGATTTATATAACCGAATAAGTACAGATATTAAAAACAGTACTTTATCTGGGGATTATTTAGCGCTTGTAAACGATTATGTACAACCGACACTTATATGGTTTGCACAAGTTAATTATATTCCATTTGCAGCCTATCAAATAAAGAACGGTGGCGTATTTAAGCATTCAAGCGAAACCGCTGAAAACGTTAATAAAAACGAAGTTGATTATTTAGTCGGTAAAGCTAGAGAATACGCAAACTATTACAGTACAAGGTTAGTGGATTATTTATGTTTCAACCAATCTAAATTCCCTGAATATACAAGCAATAGCGACAACGATATAAGTCCAGATACGGACACCGTTTTCAATGGTTGGGTTTTATGAGGTACAAAGTAAAAGAAATAAACGTTAAACGTTTAAAAAAATATATAGGATTAAAGGCAAATGAAGAAGATGCTAAAAGATTTTATAATGAAATGAAACTTAAATACAGAAAGTAATGATTTCAAATGTAATAGCGTCGGCAAGTTCAGAAGCCGTTAAAAGAGGACATACAAGCCAGAAACTTAGCGTTCACTGGAGGCACTATATTAGTGGAACTGGTTTTTATACTCTTTATAGTACAGGGGCAACCACAACATTCCCTTACGCTTATGGCGGTATTGCAGTTCCTTACAATGGTTATTTTAGTAAATTTATGATGGCTTCAATGCCTTATTCAACTAGACAAAATCCAAGTGGAAACTTAGCGCAATTACAAGTTTATGTAAATGGAGTTTTAAAATCGACTAAATTTGAACCTTATTCTACAAATGTAAGAGAATCGGTAATATTTAATTTTGGTCAAGAAGTACCTATCAATATAGGTGAAACAGTAACATTAAGATTTCAAGGAAATGGTCAGTGGTGGTATTGTGTAAGTACATCAATAATAACAGAAAGATAAAACTATGATAGACCCAAAATTTGTAATGATTCCAGCAGCCTATAAATATATAGGAATATATCCAAGTAATCAAAAAGTTTATTCAATACTTCCAACGGCTTCGCCAAACGCTGATTTTTTAGCAGGGAGAAATTCATTATCACCTGCCTATGTAACACCAGAAGATACGGTTTTAGAGAGTACTTACGATGTTAGGTTAGATTGGCAGGATAGGAAAACTTGTCCTACTTTGTGGCTAGAGCGTTCTGCAACGAGCCGACTTTTATGGAATGAAAACTTAATTAGCGGTATAAATTTAGGGATATGGCAAACAAGTGGAATTTCTGCTCTACAAGTAGCACAAGATCCAACAAATCAAAACAAAGGTTTTATTCTTACAAATAATGGAACAGTTACAAGTGGGGATTTTGGTATTAAACAGCAATTTTGGGGAAATTATGGTTATGTTAGGGGATATGCAACTGTTTCTGTTTATGTGAAAAGGATAGTGTCTTACGATAACCTTTGTTATATACGGCTAAAAGACTCTCTAGGCAATAGAGTGACTATGAAATTTGATTTTAATAACGAACAACTTTCACTTGAAGATTCTAGTACTTGGACACCCGAAAAAACACGTGTTATAAAAGCAAGTAATGGTTGGTATAGATTAGAATTATCCGTTTTAACAACTGGATATAATGATTGCACTTTTGAAATACAACCAGAAGAAAGAAGTGGGGCTAGGCTTCAAATAGCACTTCCAATGGCTGAAATACTGCCTTATAATGGGAATTTAAGTCCACAAGGTTTGTCTCATAGTTTTATGAAAACAGAGGGTTCTTTAGTAACACAGGGGAATGAATTTTGTTATAATGCAATAAGTGATATTTTTAGTAACAATTTATCTGGGTCTTTTTTCGTTGAACTCGAGGAAGTTGAATTTACAGAAACCGTTACAGAATCAATGATATCAATTTCAACCGATGATGATGATGATGCGGTTCAATTTTTATTTGCACCAGAATCTTCATTAAGTCAAACTTATTCATTAAGAGCTAGAGTTATAGCAAGCGGAAATAACGTTGCAGATATATTAATAGGCGGTTTTGATAGGTTAAATCGTATTAAAATTGCAGCTACTTGGGACGTAAACTATTTTAAATTATTTATAAATGGCGCTTTGGTAGGTACTAGAACAAATCTTGGTTCAGTCCCTGTTCAACAGGATAGAATAAGTTTTGCAAATGGGCAGCAGTATAGTAATTTTTTAGGGAAAGTAAATAATATTCAATATTTTGATGAGGTTATTTCTGAATCACAAGCGATACAAAAAACAACAATATAATGAAAATAGGAAAATACGAATTCAAAAGTAAAGAACAGGCTCTATCAAAAATTGAAGGATTGCCTCATAAAGCTGATGTTGATGGAATTAAACACCCAACTTATAAACACATTATCACTCACTTGGGGAGTGTCATTATAGAAGATGCTGAATTTGAAAACGGTGTAATGATAAAAGACCCTGTTTATGGTGTTTATCGTTTAGACGTTCTTTGGATTGATATTGAGGAGAATCCCTACGGTTGGAAAACCTATGAGATTGATTTAGACAATGAAGGATTACATACTTTTGGTCTTTCGTATTTAGAAAATAAAATATAATGACAGTACAAGATTTGAGAATAGGAATTTTAAACGCCATCACTTTTGGGGTCAGCTTTACGCATATAGAAAACAGTTTAAAAATTATACTTTTATTGCTATCCATAGGATATACGGCTCAAAAGATATATGAAACTCATATTAATAAAAATGAGAAAAATAAATAAAATAATAATACACTGTACCGCTACGCCTGAAGGTAGAGACGTATCACCAGAAGAAATCACAAGGTGGCACGTTGAAGGTAATGGTTGGTCTGACGTTGGATATCATTTTATTATAACATTAGACGGAGTTGTGCATATGGGCAGAGAGATAGAAAGAGCTGGTGCGCACGTTAAAGGTCATAACTCGGACAGTATTGGCGTTTGTTATGTTGGCGGTATGGATGCAGAAATGAAATTTGCAAAAGACACTAGAACCGAAGAGCAAAAAGAATCTTTAGTGGATTTATTATGCGAATTAAAAGATCTTTATAATGCAGTTATTTATGGGCATAGAGATTTTAGTTCTAAAGAATGCCCTAGTTTTGATGCTAAAAAAGAATACGAAAACATAAGTAATAGATATTAATGCCAGACTATAAAGACAAAAACGGAACTACAAGAGTAGGTGATGCTTTACGTTGGTTATTAAAGCAAGGCAAAGAAGTTGCGCCAGAACTTTTAAAAATAGCGTCAAACGTTACAGGAATTGAGGCTTTAGAATTATTGGCAAATAAAATAAGTACAGATACCGCTTTAAGTGAAGCGGATAAACAACTTTTATTAGAAGAATTAAACTTCGATAAAATAGAAATGCAAGAAACCACAAAAAGGTGGATTTCAGATAATAATACAGACAGTTATTTAACACGCAATATAAGACCTTTAACGCTTGCTTTTTTAACGGTTACGCTATTTGTTTATATTATTCTTGATAGTTCATTAGAGGGCTTTAAAATATCTTCTGATTGGATTGACTTACTAAGTTCTTTATTACTTTTGGTTTATGGCGGTTATTTCGGGATGCGTTCTGCAGAGAAGATAACTAAGCATTGGAAAAATAAATAGTTTTTTACTTTTTTTTTTAAAATAAAATATATAACTTTGAATTTTTTATTAAAACTAGACATTTAGTTAAATGTTTTGTTGCCCTTAAAGGCAAAAAAAACAAATACAAAATAAATAGATATAAAAAGTAAAATAAAATATAAGACTTAGGGGAACTAATCAAATGGCAAAAAAAACATTAAAATACTGGAAAAATAAAATTGACAAAGTATTTCACGAATATATAAGGCGTAGAGATGCTGATAATAATACTGGCTATTGTAATTGTATAACCTGTAAAAAACCTATACATTTTACAGAAAGCGATGCAGGTCACTTTATATCAAGGGGTAAATTATCTACTCGCTACGACGATAGGAACGTTTTTAGTCAATGCCGAAAATGTAACCGTTTTGAATTTGGGCGTCAATATGAATATTCTTTAGCGTTAGGAGAACAACTATCAGAAGAACTATTAATAAAATCACGTGAGATACATAAACTATCAGACGATGAGTGGTTAGATATATTTAATAATTACAAAGCTAAACTAGATCAATTAAAAAACCAACAAAACTTTTAAAATGTTAATATAAAAGTACAAAATGTTAATTAAAGAACTAGATACTTAACGTATATTTGTAGAGTATTGTTTTTGTTTTAATCTAGGTTGTAATGACCAAATTAAGCCACCTCAAAAGGGTGGTTTTTTTTGTTTAAAACTAAAGTTTTTTGTTAATAGTTTTTTTTATTGAATTATTTGTTTTATATTTGCCTTAATATTAATTAAAACAATACATTATGAATTTATTAGAAAGATTAAAACCAGAGTACAAAACAAAATTAGACTTAGTAAATTTTAAATTCCCTTCATTAGTTGGGTTTATAACTGATAATTTAGAAAGTTACAGTTACGTTAGGGATTTACCTTATGGAATTGTAAGTGATTTAAAATTCTTACTAGAAACAACAGAAAGTCCTTACGAATTATTTAACGAACTATAATATGACTTATTCAGAAGATGTAAACAGAGCAGCCTCAACCGATACAATAGATTTTTTAAACGCACGTATTGAAGCATTAGAAAAAAGAGTTGAATTTTTAGAAGCAGTAAACGAAATTAATAACAAAAACAAATAATATGAACAAAGAAAAATTGACAGAATTATACAAAGAATATAAACTAGAAAAAGAAGATGTATTTAAACATCAACACTATTTAATCATCACTAGAAGCGGAATTGAAAAAATACAAGCGGTCGCAAAGATTCAAATAACTTACGAAGTGGTAAGATGTGAGCCAAATTTTGCAGTATTTAAAGCCATAGCCCATAAAGGTTCGGCAACGATTGAAACCTTTGGTAGTGCCTTAAAAGGTGCTAACTATAAAGATGGTTCAACAAATAGTTGGTATGTTCCAGAAATGGCAGAGAAACGAGCAATGAGCCGAGCGGTTTTAAAATTAACAGGCTTTTACGAATTGGGAGTATTCGGTGAAGATGAAAGCGAAAGTTTTAAAAATAATAATAAATAATAACTCTGTGTTGGGCGTAGTTTATTTGATACGATACGGAAATTACCTTAATAGCGGATATATTGAAAAGTTTGCATCAAGTGAAAAGGCAATTAAACAACTTGTAAAAGATGATGAATTTGTTATATCTGGCAAGGGTATAATTGATGTAAATGTAGATTTTGATAAATGCGAAATAAACTACACTTACAAAGATTGGGATAATGAAATTGAAGAAGGCAAACTTTACTTTGATAAGGTAAATGTTGTTTAAATTACGCCCAACGGTAAATTAATACGAAAGTTTTAAAAATAATAACAATTAAAAACAAAAATTATGAGATTAAAAACACACGAATTTGAACTATTGTGTTCTATTGCATTAAAGACACAATTCAATACAGAATTTAGAGATTATGAAACAGAATTTCTTTTCGACTTAGCTGACAGAACTAAACTAAACAAAAAACAAAAAAGAGAATTAATATAAATTTAAAACAAGTAAAATTATGGGAGCAATTATCAATTATTCATTAAGAGTGGACAAATTACCAAAGGAGAAATTTATCGCAGGAAAAGATGGTGCGGTTTATGTAAACCTTACAATGTCAGTAAATGACGAAACACGATTCGGAAATAACGCATCAATTATGATTAGCCAAACACAAGAAGAACGTGAAGCTAAGAAACCAAGAACCTACATTGGAAATGGTCAAGTAGTTTGGACTGATGGAAACATCGTAAAGGCTGAACGAGAAGAAACCAAAGAAGTAGTGCAAGAAGCTGAAACAAGCGACTTACCATTTTAACTAACTAGGGCGGTGTAATAACCGCCTTTTTTATTACCTTTACATTAACAATACAAAAATAATGGAGAAAATAACAGAAGAACAAACTACGCATAATATGTTGATGGAGTTGATAGCAGAAGAATGTGCTATTGATACATCGGTGGTTTTAGATTACCCTCCAACGGCTATAAGTTTAGGAGAGAAAACAATACAAGCGAAAGGCGGTGATATTACAATGCCGATACCAATCGGAACTTATGGAAATTTCAGTTTTGTACAAGCCCCTCCAAAATCAAAAAAGACTTTCTTTGTCAGTTTATTAGCTTCGGTTTATTTAAGCGGTGGCAATAACTTTGGCGGTAAATTAAAAGGACATCGTGAAGGACGTTGTTTAATGCACTTTGATACAGAACAAGGACATTGGCACGCTCAACGAGTTTTTAAGCGTGTTCAAGATATGAGTAATACAAAGGAGGTGGGTTGCTATCATACATACGCACTTAGAACAATAGGATACAAGGAACGTTTACAATTTATAGAACACTGTTTAGAACAAAACAAAGGTAAAAACGGTTTAGTTATTATTGATGGCGTTGCTGATTTAGTATCGGACGTTAATAATTTAGAAGAATCAAACCTATGTGTTCAAAAAATAATGCAATTATCCTCAAAATATGATTGCCACATAATAACAGTAATACATAGTAATTATGGAAGCGACAAGCCGACAGGACATTTAGGTAGCTTCTTAGAAAAAAAGACAGAAAACCAAATACAACTGGAAATAAACACAGTCAATAAAGAATGGATTACAGTAAGCTGCAAACGTTCTAGGGGTTACGCTTTTGAAACGTTTAGCTTTAGCATCAACGAGTTTGGATTACCTTTTGTAGTTGGTGAGATATACGACCCATTGGAATATTTTGTACCTAGAAAATTAACACCAAACAAACCAAAACAAGAATCAAACGAACAAATAAAAGCACCTTTTTAATTAAAAAAAATAAATGAAAATTCTTGAACTCGCATATAAAAAACATAACGATTGGAATAATATCGTGAAAAGTTTTGGCTGCAACCCCTCAATGAGTGAGGACGTTGTAATGGAAATGTACATACAACTTGATGCTGATGTGAAAAAAGGTTTAGACCTATACTATAATGATGAAATAAATCATTATTATTGTTACAAAGTTTTAAGGGGAATTTATACGAATTTATACAAAGCTAGTTTAAGACAAAAGAAAGTTTATTTAGAAGATATAAACGAACTTAAAGAAATACAAGAAAGCGGTATTGATGAAGTTGAATGGGCAAAGCAGCGTGACCATATAGACA